CTGGTAACAGCCGTAAACAGCCGTCAGGCAAGCCATTCCCCAAAGGGGTGAGCGGCAATCCATCTGGACGGCCAAAGCTGCCAGAGGACGTTAAACACGTTCGAGAACTGGCGCGGCAATACACCAGCTCAGCCATTGAAACGCTGGCAAAGGTGATGGCGACAGGTTCGCCAAATGCTCAGGTGAGTGCTGCCAATGCGCTGATGGATCGCGGATGGGGCAAGGCAGAACAACCTATAACCGGCGCTGACGGTAACGCCATCCGGTTTGAGGTATCGGGGCTTTCGTGGCTGTCGCAGAAGATTCAAGACAGAAACTAGGCATCAACGGCTACAAGCCCCGCCAGCCGTTCATAGACTTCCACAACCGGCCCGAGCGATGGGCTGTGCTGGTATGCCATAGGCGGGCAGGCAAGACTGTTGCTTGTGTTGCGGAGCTTGTGCTGTCGGCGCTGTTCACGCAAAAGCAGGACGCCCGATACGCTTATGTGTGTCCGCAGTTCAACCAGGCTAAAGACGTTGCATGGATATACGTCAAACGGCTGACGGCAGACATTCCGGGCGTTGAGTACAACGAGAGCGAACTCAGGGCAGACCTGCCCAACGGATCGCGCATCAGGCTGTACGGTGCGGACAACCCCGACAGGCTGCGGGGGCTGTATCTCGATGGCGTGGTGCTGGATGAGTTTGCTGATATGCGCTCCAGTGTGTGGGGTGAGGTGGTTCGGCCCATGCTGACAGACCGCAAAGGCTGGGCAGTGTTCATCGGTACGCCGAAAGGGCACAACGAGTTCTATGCCGCGTATCACTCGGCGCTAGAGCGTGACGACTGGTTTACCATGCTCCTGAAGGCCAGCACATCGGGGCTGATTGAGGCGTCAGAGCTTGCGGACGCAGCGCGGGGCATGACAGATGACCAGTACGCGCAAGAGTTTGAATGTAGTTTCGAGGCGGCAATTGCTGGTGCGTACTACGCCAAAGAGTTCGACGCATACGGCCATCAGATAACGGATGTGCCTTATGACAGGGCTGCGCCAGTGTTTACAGCCTGGGACATTGGTTACTCGGACGACACGGCCATCTGGTTCTATCAGGTTGTCAGGGGCGAGATTCATGTGATCGACTACTACGCGGCCAATGGGCACGGCGTGGAGCATTACGCGGATTTGCTGGACAGCAAGGCATACAACTACGCGAAGCTAGGCGAAAAGCCCTTTCTGTGGTTGCCGCATGACGCGAGGGCCAAGACGTTTGCCAGTGGCGGTAAATCGTCGCAGGAGCAGTTCTTTGCGCGTGGCTATGCAAGCCGCATCGTGCCGGAATTGAGCCTGCAGGACGGCATCCAAGCCCTTCGCATGGCATTTCCTCGGATGTGGTTTGACAAGACGCAGTGCGCTGAAGGGATTGAGGCACTCAAGCTGTACCGCAGGGAGTGGGACAGCGACAAGAAAGTATTCCGGGACAAGCCGCTGCACGATTGGACAAGCCACGCAGCAGATGCGGCCAGGTATATGGCAATTGCTTGGCAGGCAGAACGGCCAGCGGAAGCAGAGCCGGGGCCAGTGTGGGCAGCGCGAGGCTTGCCCGATGGAACGATCAGAACCGCAACGCTCGACCAACTATGGCAGCGCAGCAAGAAACAGGAAAGGATATAGCATGGCAGGCATTACACACGAGGCATACAGCGCAGTCCCCCTGGCCGCATCTGGGCTTGCCAAGTCCGGCGCTGGTGTGCTTGGCGGCATTCTTGTCGGCACTTCGACTTCGCTGACTATCAAGGTATGGGACTCGCTCACGGCCACGGGGACGGTCATCCTTGAGACGACTGCAGCGCTGACGGCAGGGCAGTTCCTGCGCATTCCTGCGGCGTTTTCCACGGGGTGTTTTGTCACTATCGGCGGCACTGGCACTGTCACGGTGTTTGTTGCGTAATGGACGAGAAAGAGATTGACCGGGGCGGGTTAGCCCGTCGATGGTCAACCGACCTTGAGCTGGCGAAGAAGACGGACAAGGACTTTCTCGCTGCTGGCCGGAAGATCGTCAAGCGGTATCGGGACGAGCGCGGGCTATCGGATAGCGCCCGCAAGTACAACATCTTGTGGTCAAACGTGCAGACGCTCGCCCCTGCGGTGTACTCCAAGCGACCGAAAGCAGAGGTATCGCGCAGGTTCAAGGATGCCGACCCTGTTGGCCGCACTGCGTCTGAGGTGCTGGAGCGAGCGCTTCAGTTTGAGATCGACCACTATTCGGACTTCGACTCTGCGCTGAGAAACACGGTGCTAGACAGGCTGTTGCCGGGGCGTGGCGTGGTATGGATTCGCTTTGAGCCTGCACAGGATGAGGGCCAAGACGCGCAAATAACGGACGATGCAGACGCCAAGAGCATGGGCGCATATGAGTGCAGTCCGGTCGATTACGTGTTCTGGGAAGACTTCAGGACTTCGCCCGCTAGGACGTGGGAAGAGGTGTCGTGGGTGGCTCGGTTGGTGTACATGTCCCGCGATGAGGGCATGAAGCGTTTCGGCGACATCTTCAAGGACGTTCCCCTGAGCCATGAGCCTATCGGCATCGATGAGATGAAGTCAAATGGGGCAAGCGCCGACCAGCTTGACCGCATGAAGAAGGCGAAAGTCTGGGAGATATGGGACAAGAGCGAGAAGGTTGTTTACTGGCACGCAGAGGGCGCACAGGAGATTCTGGACGTTCGCCCTGACCCGCTAGAACTGGAGGGCTTCTTCCCCTGTCCAAAGCCGCTGTACGCGTCCCTGACGACGGATACGCTGATTCCCGTTGCGGACTTCCGGCAGTACCAAGACCAAGCGAAAGAGATGGACGAGATCACCGAGCGCATTTCGCTGCTGGTGCGGGCTGTCAAGGTGGTAGGGGTTTACGATTCAAGCCAGCAGGGCGTTCAGCGGATGCTTGATGAAGGCGTCGATAACCAGTTGATTCCGGTGTCCACTTGGGCGATGTTCGCCGAAAAGGGCGGGCTAAAAGGCACGGTTGATTTTCTTCCGGTTGATGCTGTTTTGCAGGCTCTTGCGGCGCTCTACCAAGCGCGGGATCAGTCGAAGCAGGTAATTTACGAGATCACCGGCCTATCGGACATCATCCGGGGCGCATCTGTTGCGAGTGAAACAGCGACGGCGCAGCAGATCAAGTCGCAGTTCGCAAGCCTTCGCCTGAAGCATATCCAGATGGACGTTGCGCGGATGGCGTCGGACATCTTGAGGATGAAGGCGCAGATCATGTGCAGCATGTATCGGCCTGAAGTGCTTGTAAAAATGTCGTCAATGGAGACATCAAAAGACGCCGCATTACTGCCGCAGGCCATCGAGCTACTGCGAAACGATGTCGTGAGGTCTTTTCGCATCTCTGTCGCCAGCGATTCGATGGTTGAGCTTGACGAGGCGCAGGAGAAGGCCGACCGGCTGGAGTTCCTGACGGCAGCAGGCGGGTTTATCCGCGAGGCCGTGCAAGCCCCGACAGAACTGGCCCCGCTGCTCGGTGAGATGCTTATGTTCGGCGTTCGCTCGTTCAAAGCAGGGCAGGGCATGGAGGCGAGCCTAGAGCAGTTCATCTCCGCATCGGCTGAGAAGGCGAAAGAGCCAAAGCCAGAGCCGCCGCCTGACCCTGAGATGATGAAGCTGCAAGCACAGCAGCAAGTCGAGCAGGGCCGGATGCAGATTGAGCAGGCGAAGATGCAGGCCACCCAACAGGCCGACCAGATGCGCCTGCAATCGGACATGCAGCTAGCTCAGTTCAAGGCGCAGATTGATGCTCAGGTCGAGCAGATGAAGGCAGAGCAGGCGGCGACGGCAGAGGCGCAGCGGCTGGAGTTCGACCGCTGGAAAGCTGAACTTGAAGCGTCCACTAAGGTGACGGTTGCCGAGATTCAAGCCAAGACAAGCCTAAAGCAGGCAGCGATCAGCGCGAAATCCAAAGACGGAACAACTGAGATCGATGAAGAAGGCGAGGAAAAGCCAACCAGCGCACTGGCTGAATTGGTTGAGGCGATCAATCAGAACATGGCAAACCTGATGGGCCTGCAGCAGCAAAGCCAAGCCGAAATCATCGCGCAGATTTCCAAGCCCCGTAACCGGGTTTTACAGCGTGGCCCTGATGGCCGTGCTACCGGCGCAATAGAGGTATAGAAATGGCACTTGCATACGACACCACAAGCATTCGAAACGCAATGCTGGACGCGATCACGACTCGCGCAGGCGCTAACGCACTGCTTCGCATCTATGACGGCACACGCCCTGCTCGGGGCGGCACTGCGACCACGCTACTTGCGGAACTTACCTGCGGGGCTACGTTTGCCCCTGCGGCTTCTGCTGGGGTGCTGACGCTCAACGCTATCACGCAGGACAGCAGCGCAAACGCATCGGGCACGGCGACATGGTTTCGCATCGTGCAGTCGGGCGGGTCTAACTTCGTGCTTGATGGCGATGTAGGCACTTCTGGTTCTGACTTGAACCTGACGACGACCACGATTGTTTCGGGGCAGCCGGTGAGTGTTACGAGCTTCGTCATCACTGAGGGCAATTGATCATGGCCACATTTGCAGAACTTGTGACCGCATCGGCTAACAGCGGGCTGGTCGAGAAAATCAAGATCGCCACGCTGGTCGCCGCCGACAACATCCGGGTGGAGTCCACTGGCGCACCAAACCACCAGGCGCGGGTGCGCTGG